ATTAGTGTCCGTAATAAGTTCGGAACAGCCTGGGCAAGTTTCCTGTGTTGCTGGCAGTCCAACAATTTTAGCAACCTTGTTGATGTCTAGAAAGTTTTCCATTTTTCTCATTTCCGTTAGGCAACTTACCTAACTAATAATAAAACTCTACCACCACCAATTTTATTCCGTCAAGTATCTAACTAATTTATTTTGGCGTGTCTAGATAGAACTAAACCCCTGCCTGAGCTTCGGCAAGGGTTCAGTTTTACGATCTCTACAAGGCTCGTAAGGCTTCTATAAGGCTGGGATACTCTCCGTATAGACTGATAGTTTCTATGCCCCTATCGGTAACTAACCTAATGGTGAATACCTTAGTGTCCTGCTGGTAGTTCCACTCGCTAGTTACAAACTTTAGCCCCTGTTCAGTTTCTTTCAGGCTTGACCAAAAGATAGTTGATTTGAAAAATTCCAGAGTTGATTTAGAAAACCACTCTTTATTATCGGCAATAATCTTTTGCCAGACTGGACTTGATTTAGTGACTTGTAGTTTCATTTTTACAACTCGTCTTTAGTCAAGTCCAACACAGGCTCGGCAGACATATCGCCAGTCCAAACTATCTCAATGTCGGGGTGACTATCAATGTAATCTTCATCAGGGTAGCCAATGAAATCATCACCAATAATCTCGTTATCTTCTCTAACCTGATCCATAGCGTCATCTTCATTCTCGGCACTAATAACACCAGAGAACTCAATGTTTCTAAGTTCGCTGTCCTTTTCGTATCCGTATGGATAAATCTGTATCCACCAGAACACCTTGTAATCTTGCTTGCTCATTTTTACTCCGTAACTGCTAGGCGATTTACCTAACTAATACAACTTTAGCATTTCCAAATAGGAATACTCAAGCGTGTCGGCATTTATTTTTTGGATCTCTAGAAATCTCTCTAGGACTTCTTTACCCTGACCATACGCTTTAGTCTTAGGTTCGGCTCAAAAGGGATTAGACCGGCAAACATAGCCCTATAAAGTAAGTCATAGGTTCTAAGTCTGTCTAGTCTGTCCAGCTCGGCAACTCGTTCTGGCGTGAATTTAGTTCTTCTCATTTTGTCTCCTTTGTAGTTAGTCATTACATAAATAATAACTTCTAATCGGCATAAAAAATTCCCGATCTCTGAAAAATAAATGAACCTTTTAGACACTTGTTCAGGTGTGTTCGGCAGAGGGGAAATGAAAGAAACCCTCTCCCAAGTTTATTTACGCCTATTACGCTTTCTAATAAATCTAGGAAGCTCGGAAACTGCCAATACTACATCAACAAATAGTATCAGGAATGCCAGACTAAATCCAATTTGTAATGCTCGTTGATTATGCTCAACTATAATCCCCCAATAAACACCGCAACCAGCAGACCATAGACCTAGCAACAACAAAAACGTTTTCATTACTTCACCGCAACTTTCTAATAGTTTTTAGTTGAGCCTTTTTAGAACTTGCTCAGGTTCGGCACTTACTTTACTTTCTCGCCAATTGCGATCAGTAGTTCAGTTGGAGAAACTTCCAGCTCACGACACAACACAGCCAAAGTATTTGACGGAATGTGTCGTTGATTATGAAAGTATCGGCTAAGGCTAGACTTTTGTAAGCCTGTTGCGATAGCGAATTGGTTTAGAGATTTGTATCCCTGTTGCTCATAACGAGCAACAAACCAAGTCCAAGTATCAACTTTTTTTCCCATTTTTTCACCTCTTTTCGTCTTGATGTATTCAGTTTAGTTGCTGTTTGGAAACTTTGTCAAGTTTATTTTCTAAGTTTATCCGTAAGTATGAGCAACGCTAAACGATAAGCTTGGCACTTGGTATTTGCTTCGTGCTGTTTCTCGGCAACATAAGCTTCGTTGCTGTAATCAGTTGCCCACATAGCACGATCAGAACTAGCGTCTAACCACTTGGAATACTTCACCGCAATTCTACTAATAGCAATTGCTAAGTTGTATGGTGTTTCTATTCTGTTTTTGTAGTAATCGGCAATAATCATTTCGGCATACTGCTCTGGTGTCTGTGTCATCATTTTTGATTTCCTATTCTGTCGGTAGTTCTAGTTTAGTTTCTATTTGGAAACTTTGTCAAACTATTTTCTAGCGTGTCTAAGTTTTCTTGCTGTGCTGTCAAGCTTGTTCGCATACCAACTAAGTCTGTGTCCTGTGGTCATTAGCACTTTACTAATTCCCCTAAGTATTCTCGCAACTCTATTTAGCATTTTTAGATCTTTCTTTTTCGGTGTTTCCATACAATACAGCATAGCGTTCGGCTCGCCAATCTTTACACTCTTGGCACTCTTGTTTATGTGTGTTCTCACCAATGTATTTTACTTCGGTGAGTTTCCCGCAAGACCAGCAAGCAATTTTAGCTTTTCTATCTTTCATTACTCGTCCCCGAAACTAACGCTGTTGCTCTCTCCACACTCGGAACACTCAACATCAACATCTCCCGACCTGCCACCAACGACAACTTCGGTTTCGTTCTCAACTTCACACTTACCACACTCAAAGCTGACGATAATCTCTCTCTCGCCATCTCCGTATCCCCCTGTTTTCCAAGCGTCATAATCAAACATTTTTACATCTCCATTTTCCGTTAGGTCGTTTGCCTAACTACTTCCAGATTACTCTCTCCGTATGGAAATAGTCAAGCATTTAGATTATTTATTTTTTTGGCGTGTCGCAAGCTTCACCAGATCGTCTTTTTTCGGCAAGCAAAAATCCCCCTAACCTTTTGGCTAAGGGGACTTAGGCTTACTTCCTAGATACTCATAACTCCGTAAGTTCCAATGGCTAGGGCTAGGGCAATAACATAAGGTCCTAGTGGAACGCTAGTTCCAGCATTAGCCTTACGAATAAATACCTGATAGAGCGTTGCGACAACACCGGCAATAAGACTTGCGATTACCAATACCACCGGCAACCACCAGACAAACCAGCCGATTACTAGGGAACTACCAAAGAATAACTTGATGTCCCCCATACCTAATAAGTCATAGTAGTTAGCAAACATACCAGCAATACCGATACCAAACGCAACTGCCAAAGCTAGTCCTAATCTCCACCACTCTCCACCAGCGAAACTAGCAACTAAGTCGGCAACCAAACTCATAACGATAAATGGCAGAATAATCTTGTTAGGTAGTCGGTGTTCTCTAATGTCTATGACGATTAGGGGAATAGCAACGATAGCCAGATAAACCAATGGCATTACAGCGATAAGTGTTTTCATTTGAGTTCCTTACTCTCATTTAGGTTAGGCACTTTACCTAACTACTCTTACTTTACTAAACCTATTCGGGAATAGTCAAGTTTATTCAGCGTGTTTCTCCACCCGATAAACCAGAATTACATACTCATCAGCGAAAGTTGCTATGTTCTCGGTAAAACTCCACTTACTAGCTTTATTTAGATCTATCCAAGATAGTTTCCCTGCCTTGTCTTTTAGGGCAACGCTGTTGGTTTGTAGTTTTCCGATAGTTCTAACCTCATTTAGAAACTTGTGGTTCATCTCGGCACCTGTTTTGGTGTTTAGGTATTTGATGATAGTTAGCGTGGTGTTTGGTTCAGCCAATACTCTTTTGAATTCGGCAAGTGTTTTCATTGGTTCTCCTTTTTGGTTGTGTTCTAACTTTACCAGCTTGACTAATCTAGGTCAAACTCTTTTTTTAGTCTAGCAATTTCTAAGCTAGTTTCGGCAACCATTTCGCCTAGTTCATTAGACTTTATTGCTGCCTGTTCTAGTTGTGCTAGCAAGTTGTCTAGAAACGCTAAGTCTTTATTCGGTGTTGTCTTTACCTGCTCGGTAATGCCTTCCAATAAAGATAATAACCCTGCTCGTCTAGATTTTAGATCTAGTAATTTTTCTTTTAGCTGTTCTATTTGCTCATCCATTTTTCTTTCCCTTGTTAGTGATAAAGGTGATAACCCTTTTGGATTACCACCTTTATCGGTGTAGTTCTAACTTATCTTATCGGCATACGCTAACGCAAACTGATTAGCTGTGTAAGTCTGTCCGTCATACTCAACCGAACCTGTATCGGCATTTAGGATAACAATAGGGTTATCGTCCCAAGTGTCGCTAGGTTCAGCGTTAGTTGCTCTAATTCCAAAGCTTAGGTGTCCTGTATAACCACCTAGCATTACAGCGTATTCATAGAATACCTGTGCTGTTAGATAATTGGCATCTCCAATTCTGTCGGTTCTCTCCAATACCTTAGCGACTGCTCTGGCGTTGTCTGTTCCTGACCAATGCCCATAAAGTTCTATCGGTGAACTAAAGCTCTGGCTTGTGATGTGGATAGTTGCTCTATCGCCCATTTTTGTTTCTCCTTTTTCGGTGGTTTATTTTTTTTTGGTGCTAACTAATCTAACCACAACTTCCTAAGATTAGTCAAGATTATTTCTCGGTGTGTTTTCTAAATAAAAATAAGCCTTTTATACACTTGCTTAGGTGTGGAGCAAGGGAGAAATGAGAGAAACCCTTGCTCGTTGGCAGTAGTGTTAGGGGGGACTAACTGCCAAGCTTGTTTTTAGTCTGGTGTCGGGTCATAGCAATTATCGCAATAACCGATTTTGTCGCTTACAGCATAGCGTTCAGCGTCTATGAGTGGATTATTCTCGTCTATCTCGGCAAGACAACCCTGACAGATTTCATTTTCGTTGATCAGCATTTCTAACTTTTGTAAAGCTTCA